CAAAATGCCCATGTTCTTTGGCTAGATATGCCTCTGTGATGTCGTCGGATTTTTTCATTATCTCCGCCGCACCACAATTCATGTCGTAGAATTCGATCAACGGGTTGTCGATACGATTCAAGATGCTTTCGTCTGGCCCGTATGTCAGGCAATGATTGCGACCATAGTCGTCACCAAAAAACACGGCGCGGACGCACCACTTGACCCCTGACTCAGGATCAATCTTTTTATATAGAATACTCATCAGTAACACCCCTCCCCATTGAAAACAGGCTTACGCTTTCCGAACTCAATAAACACACCACGGCGGCTCAACTCTTCCATGCACTTGGTGGCACGAATGGTGTTCATGTGGCCCTTAGTGTGTCCCAACGCTGTCATGCCTGTGTGCATGGTATTCGCATACCAGACCTGCAATTCTTCATCACTGGCTTCAGCAACTTTTCTATCGTAATAGTCCATCATTCTTTCCTCGTTTTTGTTTCTTGCATCGCGGTCCACGGTCCTTTAAGATACGCATACCGTATGGGATAACCCTATGAGATAAATCCCACACCGTCAAGCGTAAAAGTAACGGGTCTATAATGTTTTCTACGGGTAACGATAAAAAATATTTTTTACTCGAAAATAGCGTAACAAGCGTAACAAGCGTAACAAACCTATATCCAGTAACAAACACAGCCGTTACACTCCTGTTACACTGTTACACCTTTAACGCTGGACGCGAGCGATTTTTCTGTTTTGAAAACTGAAAGGGCGGAAAAAACACTATGGAAGAGAAAAAGAACAAGGGTGGCAGACCCGCTGGATTGACCAACAGACAGCGAGAGTTTGCGAAATACTATGTTGAAGGAAGATACAGCAATGCAGAATGCGCGAGGAAAGCAGGGTATGCTGACGGCAGCGCATCGCAACATGCGGCAAAACTCCTCGACGGCAAAACTTTCCCTGACGTTCCCGAACTGATCAAAGAGCTTCGACAAGACAGGGAGCGTAAATATGGTGTGACACTGATCAACCAGCTCAAGCGATTTGATGAACTGTCGCGGGCTGCTGAAGAGGAAGGCCAGTTTTCTGCTGCAATTAATGCGGAGAAGATACGATCCTCCCTTGGTGGGCTGACCATTGACAGACGGGAAGCAACCCATGTCCATCAATTGGACAACCTGTCGCGGGAAGACATCGTCGCCAGACTCGCATCCCTTCGGCAACAGTACCCAAACGCTTTCCCCGAACCTGAGATGAAAAGAGTGAAAGATGCCAAAGACAGAGAAAGCACTATGGACATCATTGAGGCAGTACCTGCCGAAAAGGTCACACTTCCAGCGGATAGAGAACAGGACGGGTGAGGGCATACCAGATGTATATATATGCATTGATGGTGTCCCAGTATGGTGCGAGTTAAAGATAATAAAAAATGGGCGGGCCTCTGTCTCAAAGTCCCAGATTGCGTGGCATTTGGGGCATACGCGCTGTAATGGCGTTAGTTTTTTCCTGCTGCACTGTCCCTCGACGGGCGATGTATTTTTATTTGACGGGGCATCTGCGCCTGAAATCCAAGGATCGCGGATCGATGATCTGCGACCTGCGGCCCGCTGGGCTGGCGACCTGCGGTCTGCGCCTTCTGCGCTTCGCATCTGCGCCCGCGAGTCATGGTTCGCGCACGAATAAAAACACTGCCCGCGATCCGCGGGCAGTGTTTTCTGTGTTCTAGTGTTTGTGATAGCTGACATTGGGGACTGTGTTATCCCAACATGCACGGCATGGCCCGCATTTATTGCCCTGCTTCGGGGCTGGGCATTCATGGCCTATCGGCGCGGCATGTTCTGCAACTGTGCTTGTGTTCGCCCATGCTTTCGGCGGCTTGCCGTCTCTTTTGTGGGCGGACATTCGCAACGTGACATTCTTTGGTAAGACATTGTTGCGGATCTCTAAAGCTTCGCCCCATTTTTCAAACTCGCGGCTTGGGATCCAATGCATTTTGTCCGGTGTCGCCTCACAAACATCAAGAATGTTTAGAGCCATTGGGACGCTGCCAACGTCCCCGGAATCGAACCACCGGAATTCTGGTTTTCTCAGTGTGTTCAAAACTGCGATCATACGCGGCACAAAATCCAGCGCATTAAAAAAGACCTCACGCCTTTCCATCGCGGCTTTTACATTGGGCATGTTATACATGCCTTTGCATGCATAGCAGTCTTGACATGTTGTACCCTGTATTTTGCGGAGTTTTTGCCCAACGTCACATAACCATGCGCTGCGGCCTATGCTGCGACCGGGCATTTTTGAAACTTTTGACAGAAGCTTTTTATCTTCTTTTGTTTGTTCTTTGGATATTATCATCTCATTCCTTTCTCTATTGTCTATGGGAAGTATCCCATATCTTGCGGCTCTTGTCTATCACTATCTGCGGTCTGCGGTCTGCGCCTGCGGTCCGCGCTGCCGCGCCCGCGCTTTAAAAAAGAGAAGGCCCGCGATGCGGGCCTTCTTTCTAGAGATGTCCTGTTCCACCACAGGCTGGGCAGTTGTCTTCGATATGCTCTACCCTTCCCTCGTGGATCTCGACCCGGTGGGCCATGCCAGTACCATCACATTCAATGCAGATGCATTCCTTCCCGGTCCTAGCATGGGCATACCAACTGGCCTGAATTTGGTAGAATGATTTCAGACCCTCATCCATTAATTCCCACCAACGTATGCATACGTCCCGCTCGCCTTATTACGAACGATGTCAATGCCGTGATGGCAACGCATCTGCGAGATGGCGACCCGGATCGTGTTGTTGTTGTACCCGGTGGCACGACGAATCTGAGCAATGCTCAACGGCTTGCCTTCCTTCAACACGTCCAGAACGGCACGATGATTCGCAGCCATTGGGGGACACGTCCACACTGTCCGCTGCTCGTCACCCTGCTTGATCGTGCGACCTACGATGGAAATGGTGATGGTCTCACCGGCTTCGATTGTGATATTCTTGGTCATGGTTATGACCCTTCCTGCCCGCGGGCGTTATGGTGACAGACAATCCATCACCTATAAAAAGTGTATCGGATAAACTGGGATAATACTATTATAAAATAAACAAAAGACTTTTCTGCGATTCGCAACAATCTGCGGTCTGCGCCTGCGGTCCGCTCGACCCGCCCGCGCTTGATAAAAAAAACAGCGGGCTTTCGCCCGCTGCTGCCTAGCCATGTAGGATGGCGGATAGCTCTCCGTCCCAGTAGTCGTCGTTAGCACAATGCAACGCATCTATCGGGGTCATGCCAGCGTCATAGTACGACCGCCATTCTGCATCTGCCAAGTCATGGATCCCAAGCCCGCAAAGCCTAGAGAGAGTGCGGCTGCACTCTCTCTCAAACTGTTCGTATGTCACTGCTCAATCTCCCCGTCCTGGTCAACCTTCTTTGCTTCCCCGTACAGGATGCACTCGTTACACGCTCCGGCTGCTGCCTTGCCCATAACCTCGATGTTCAGCTCACATTCCTCGCACCCATCTACGGGGTAATATTGTACGATTGCCATCATATAATCCTTTCTATAACTATGACTCTTACATGGTATCGGAGTTTATGGGAGAATACAATTACTATTTGGAGAAAAGTCTTTTGCCATATTAGCAACAGTATGGGGGTTACTGGGGCTTGTCCCAGATCAGATTGTGTGCTAGTCTAGGGGGGAGGGTAAGAAAAGGCGATCCGCGCCTCGCCACCGCACAGGTTTTGCAGGGTTGATAAATTCATTCGCGGATATTATCGTTTGGGCATGGATGACATGACGAACCTAGAACTACTTCCCGAAGAGGTGTTGAAGGAGATTCTGCTGCTGGAAGAGCAACAGAAGCGCCTAGAAACGCGGTCCGAGGCCCAAGATAAATTCATGGCGTATGCAAAGCATGTATACGAGGGCTTTATAGAGGGGACCCATCATCGAATTATTGCGGAGAAGTTGGAACGCATAGCACGGGGGGAGTTAAAACGCCTTATCGTCAACATGCCACCCCGGCATTCAAAATCAGAATTTGCATCATATTTGATGCCTAGTTGGTTCCTGGGCCGTAATCCGAAGCTAAAGATTATTCAGGCTACTATGAATACGGAACTTGCTGTAAGATTCGGACGTAAGGTCAGGGATCTCATTGCGGACCCACTTTATCGTGAGATTTTTCCAAACACTGACCTGAAAGCGGACAGCCAAGCAGCGGGTAGGTGGGAGACCAGCGCGGGCGGGGAATATTTCGCTGCGGGTGTGGGTGCAGCGATGACTGGTCGTGGTGCTGATTTGCTGATTATTGACGATCCGCATTCAGAGCAGGACGCTCTTTCGTCCACGGCCTACGATAATGCGTATGAGTGGTACACTTCTGGGCCTCGCCAGCGTTTGCAGCCGGGGGGAACCATCATTATTGTTCAGACAAGGTGGTCAAAGAAGGATATCACGGGCAGGTTACTGACGGCACAGTCAAAAGATTTGATGGCTGACCAGTGGGAAGTAGTTGAATTTCCAGCAATTATGCCGTCTGGAGAGCCTCTCTGGCCTGAATTTTGGCAAAAAGAAGAGCTTTTGAAGGTAAAAGCCTCTCTTTCTGTAGGTAAGTGGAATGCTCAGTGGCAGCAGAATCCTACCTCTGAAGAGACCGCTATGGTCAAAAGAGAGTGGTGGCAGGAGTGGGAAGAGGATGATGTGCCTCATTTGGACTACGTCATCCAGTCTTATGATACTGCATACAGCAAAAAAGAGACGGCTGACTACTCTGCCATTACAACGTGGGGCGTGTTTCAGCCGCACAACAACGGGGACCAGCATCTGATATTGCTTGATGCGAAGAAGGGCCGGTGGAATTTTCCAGAGCTAAAGCAGATTGCCAGTGAGGAGTACGATTACTGGGAGCCGGAGTTGATGCTGATTGAGGCGAAAGCTTCTGGTCAGCCTTTGGCGGATGAGATGAGGTTACTGGACCTCCCTGTTGCGACCTTCGCCCCCGGACGTAAAAGGGGTGGGGGTGGTATGGATAAAACAACCCGCATGCATATAGTATCTCCTATATTTGAATCGGGCAAAGTGTGGTATCCTTCCGGTGAAAAGTTTGCTGATGAAGTTATCGAAGAGGTTGCCTCGTTTCCTAATGGTGACCACGACGATTTCTGTGATAGTATGACTATGGCCCTTATGCGTTTTAGGCAGGGTGGTTTTGTTAGTTTGCACGGCGAAGAGTTTGACGACGATCCGCCCCCTAGATCAAGAGAATATTACTGATGGTAGCACTCCCACAACCTAGTCCTCGTCGTACAACGGTAACTCCGCCTGCTCCTCGTCCAGATAGAAACGCTGCGGCTGCTCAGATGTTCAGCAACCTGCCGCCAACTTTGCCTGTTGCTCCCCCCATAGGACGACGGTCCGCGGACCGCGGTTTTCAGTTGAAGCCTGGTTTACCGGAGACCTTGAAGGGATTGGCTGTAGGTGCCCCATCGGGGTTACTGGGTCTTCCGGCGGATGCCCTAGCTTTTGTGTTTCGCGATTTACCGCAAGTTGCGGAAGCTTTTTTTACGGGAAAGCTTGATGAGTTATCTATAGAAGACAAGACCAAGCTGGATGTTTATTTAAGCAACCTCCAAAAGAGAGCGGGCGCAGAAACAATACGCAAGGGTATTGTTGAGGCTTTAGGTATAAACACCGGGGACACTGACGAGACTCGCGAGGCCTTTGACCAGGCTGCTTTTCTTTCAGAGGCTGTTACTCCTATCCCCACAATAGCGGGTTTGGCAAAGCTATCCAAGGGCCGCGGTCCGCGGGCTGAGATTCTACCACCAGAAAGAGCAGAGCCTACAATTAATATTCCGCGTGGTCAGTTAGAGTCTCCTATCATTGAAGGCGAAGCAGTAGAAGTTGGTCCGCGGACCACGGACGTTGAACCGGGGATTGCAGGGTTACTTGCGCAACCTCGTGCAGCGGACGAAATTGTTGAGACAGCCCCAGTGGAGACGACAGTAGACGCTGTTCCAGAGGATGCAGTAGTTAATCCTCTTCAGGACATGGCGGACAACCTGGAGACTTCGTTTAACGCGGCGAGAGACGCGGCGGCTAGAAGAGTGGACGAGCGTTTGTTCCACACGGGTCAGTTACCCACTGACGATCTTGATGCTTACATCCAGGTGCAAGCTGAAAGGGGAGAGGCGCTCCAGCTTGAGATAGATGATCTTGAGAATTCTGTAGCTGCCTTAGAGTACACGGATCCTGTTCGATTAGCTATCTACCCACGCATACAGGAGTTAGAGGCTGGGATAGCGCAAACAAACCAGAGGGCGCTTGACGCAGAAGAAACTAGGTCGCTTCGGGAAGAAGGGGTAGAGCAGCTAATTGACGATGCTACGTTTGAAGAAATTTCCGAAAGATTGTTTGGTCAAACAAACATACCTAGACCAACAGCCACTGATCCCGCCACCAGGAATGAGCAGGTAGAAGCGCAAATTGCCTCAGAGATATCAACTTTTGTTGAAGGTCCAAACACGGGTCAGGAGTTTATAAACCTGACCTCAGTTCCTAGCTCCGATATTGCGTCTAACGCAATAATTCGTGCTGAGAATCCTGCGTATGGCACTCTAAACTTTTATGAATTTGGGGATGATCTAACAGATCCGCGGAATGGGAATACGATACCCGCAGGCACTATGATTGCTATGCGGACTCAGGACAATCCTTATGACATGTTCCCAGAGCTTGATGATGAACCGGCTCAACAGCCTGAAATGCTTTTTACGCAAGAGGCTGAAGGAGTTGGGATTGAAACTGTAGAGACTCCATCTTTCAGAGACATAAACACCAGTGAGGGTGTTATGTCTCTTCCTGGTGAGCGAGTTTTCGTTGATGGACAAACTTCTACGTTAGAGGGTCCGGAAATTGCTACAGGGACACGAGCAATATATCAGTCTCCTGCTAGAAATATTATTGAACGAGCAGCGGAGGGTGGAACTAAGACTCGCCTGAAAGGTGGTACAACAGCTAATGGTCGAACATGGCTGAACAAAATAATTAACAGCAATCAATCCAGGTCTGAGGTTGCAGGAACACAGTTTGAGGCTACCTTGCTTTCAAACCCAGATAAGACTTTTAGTGTTGATGAGATCAGGGAGCTTGCTGATACGCAGATCCCTAAAGCACTAACTAAAAGATTTTCTGTTCGGGAAGCGTATTCGGATTCTGAGGCGGGTAGGCCCAATCCGTTTCCTACCGTTGGGAGAAGGACAAGTATTAGCTTCGTAGGCGATGTTAATGTCTCAAATTCAGGCGATATTAAGTATTCCCCTAACTCTATGCAGATTCCTGAATCTTTAAAAGACACTGCGGTAGACGGCGCGGTTTATATCTTTGAGAACCCCAACACTGTTATTAATATTCCGGGTTTTGGTGAAGCTTTTCCTATACCTCAAATTAAAAACCACGAGTATTATGGTAGGCAGGTTCCAGGGTATTTTGCGCACGGCAGGGCACAGGAGATTATAACTCCAGATGGAGAAGCTGCTGATGTCGTTTATGAGTTGCAGTCAGATGCAACTCAAGACTTTGTTTCTGGAAGCGTGTACGATGCAAATCGTGCGGGAGGGGATCCAGGAGAATCTTCTAGATATCTCTACACGCCACAGCACCCCTTCAAGAACCCCATAGACTCAGAGACAGGGAACCCAAAAGAATCAAGAATCGACCTGCTTTTTAAAAAGGCTGTCGATGATGATGGAAACTCGCTTGGCCCATTTATGTCTTCTTTTACAACTTCAAACACATACGAAGAATTGATAAGGATTCCTTTTACTCCAGAGGTTTCTTTGTTGATGAAGAAGGGTGAGGATCTAAAGCCTAAAGCTATAACTGATGCAGACAAATTGCAGCTAGAAATAGACGCACAAACAAGAAATTTAGAGTCTTTAGCGGAAAGCAGAAACTATAAAGACCATCCAGCGGTTAGAATAAGAAACCCACAACAAGAGGTTAACACAGAGCGGGCGCTTTCTTCTACAAGGGCACTGGCAGGTCCTGTGGATGTGAAGGATGTTTCTACTCTTTTAGATGGTATAATTATTCAGGCAGGTAGAAGCGTTAGAAACAACCCCCTCATTACAGATCCCGTTGCCCTGAGAGAGATTCTTGGTTCTACTAATTTGCAACGCCTCGCAAAAACCATGCTTGAAAAAACAAATGCAAGTAGTGATCCAGATTCTGTAAGAAATTTATTGAAAACAGCCTTTAGTTCACTGAAGACTGTAATTCAGGAAACGAGAAGACCAAGTCCTCAACTTGTTAGCCGTACAGATGGAAGTTCTATCGGTTCAATTAGTGAATTTATTGGGTCAGAAAACTCTGGAACTTTCACAGGATTTGTTGCGGGTCGAGGTTCGCCCACCACTTACGATAGAGAACCGTTTTCAAAAGAACTTTACACAGATGCGTCGAGCTATAAAAAACTTACGGGCCGGGACTTTGAGGGTAGTAAGCTACAAATAGGTAAAGAAGGTGAGTTAACTTTAGACGATATCGTTGATGCCTTCAGGGCTGTAAACTTTAAACAAAATAGAATGTTTTTGGATAATCAATTCAACACTTTTATGGCAAGGACTCTGCTGGATTTACCTTCGTTTAAGAAATCTTTTAGTGAGTTGTCTGATGACGACATTCGTATTTTATCGGAAGGCATTCCCTCTGATAGGAAACGAGTTGCAAGTAAAATAAAAATTAGCGATCAAGACAAAGCAGTATACAAAGAGGATATAGCTAGGTGGTCGAAGTTTACAAAGGAACAGAACAATGAGTTTGGAGATAATCCTACCTCTTATGCGGTAGAAGACACAGATCGGGCGATTGCGTATGTTTTTGAAAAAAGCCTTAATGCAAAGTCCGCAGCAAACTCAATAAAAGCCTACAACGACTATGAAAAAGCCGCAAAGCGTATAGAAAAGTTAGCCGAAGATTTGCCGACTTCAGATCAACGTGCGGCCCTAGAAAAAAAATACCAAGAAAAACTAGATGCTCTGCCCGGAAATGAAGGGAAGTATGTGCGTCAGTTACAAGAAGCTGCTCAATTGACACTAGATAGTAACGGGCAAAGAGGGTTTATGGCTCCTCCTCCTCACAGGAGTATCAGAGACCTTACAAAGTTTCAGGTTAGAGCCATTCTAAGAGAAGCTCAACTTGCAGGCAAAAAGTACGTTATATTCCCAGACTGGGAGGAATTAGCTGACGCTAGACTTGTAGACACGGCTGCTAATAAAAAAGGAAGGGAAACTTATCAGAAAACTTTTGGGGATTATGTGGATGAAGCTCTGAGAGAAATGACAAACCCTGCAAAAGGTGGAGACCCCAGAATAAAAGTCAGGGTTATGGATGACTTTGAAGCTCAGAGAAGAGATGGTGGTACTGAGACGATTGGCGAGAAGCCTGTTCGTGTGGTAGAATTGCCGAGTATTGCACTTGACCCCGCAAGTAATCCTGTGCCGCGGTATGCAAAGGGTGGAGAAGTTAAGCTGGGTATAGGCTCAATGGCACGAGAGATGATGTAATGGGCGACAAAGATAAAGAAGTTCGCACCGACGGGCGGACTGACAAAGAAATCCGTATCATCGCACTCAGCGATCAGGTGTCTAAACTGACAAACAATCAGTACGACAGGTGGACTAACCACATAGAACCTAGTACCTATGGAAGAAAGAAAAGAGATGGCGGCATGGTTAAAGGCTTTAGCCCCATCGCTCGTCCACAAAGATTTAAAGGGATATTCTAATGGCATTACCTCCACAGATGGTTGATATGGCAATGGGTGCTGGCGGTCCAGCACCTGAGATGCCACAGGAGATGCAGGTTGAGCTGCCGGGACTTGAGGACCAGTTGCCGCCAAACGTCATGCTCGCTGAAGATACCGCGGAGGTAGAAGTCGAAGCTGAGATGTAC